GATCGCCCTCTTGTACATCGTCAGGGTCCTCATCTTCGGGTGGCGGGACACGCTGAGCTTCCTCATGGTGGCCTTCATCCCCTGCCAGATGGCGTGGTCGTCGCACAAGGTCTTCATGTCCGAGAAGACGTCGAAGTAGGACTTCTGGATGGGGAGCCTCTGGATCTTCACCAACTGCGAGATGATGCTGTCCTTCTCCTCGTTCTTCCCGCTGAACGTGATGGAGTCGCAGTACTGCATCGCCCGGATCATCGAGTGGTACCGGTAGGTGCTCGAGTAGGCGTAGGTCGCCCTCACCTTGGTGATGTAGTCCAGGAGGTACAACTTGAAGTCGTACAACAAGGAGGAGCTGCTCTTCAAGCAGATCCTGTTGACCTCCATCCTCACCTGCTTCAACCCCTCGATCTCGGCCCTCGAGAAGACCTTCTTCCTGAGCTCCTTCAACTGGGCGGACCCGACGTAGGGGACCTCCAACGTGATCTTGGTGATGCTCTCCTCGTCCAAGACCGTGCTGTCGTCCGGGGTGTTGTAGATGTTCGACGAGTAGACCCTCTTGTAGAAGTTCTTCAGCTTGGTCGACATCTCCTTCCCCAGGTGCACCTCCGGCCCGTGGATGAGGGTCTCGATCGGCATCGTCGTGGGCACGAACCCCAAGTTGAAGGGCAAGTCCTCGTCCGAGCAGTCCAAGAGCCACTTCATCTGCTTCATCACCTCCTCCGAGATGTTGTACCACGAGATGATGTTCCTCCGGTTCTCCTCCAACGCCGTGGTGATCGTGTCGATGAAGCAGCCCGAGTCGAGCAACCTCCTCACGTTCGACAAGGCCTCCTTGACGGCCTCCTCGGGCTTGGTCAGGTCGATGACGTTGACGCTGTTGTAGCTGTCCTTGATCGAGGCCACGCACATCCTCTTCAGGATGCTGAAGATGGAGTTGAACTCGGTGATCACCACCTGGACGGCGGTCTTCTTCCAGTTCGTGTGGATGTTGGCCATCTTCCTCAACCCCGTGTACATGTCCGTCAGGCCGTATATCGAGTTCGACAAGATCTCGGAGGAGTTGTCCACGACGGGCATCGACACCAACATCATCTTCGTCGAGTCGTCCGAGCTGATGAGCGTCCTCGAGGTCCACACCACCCCGTAGTTCTTCAAGACGCGCTCCATCAGGTAGTCGGAGTAGTCGTCCACGATGCAGTGGATGAAGCTGCTCCCGTGCTGGAAGTTCCCCTGGCCCATCCCGGAGTGGATGACCATCAAGCCCG